ATCTTACCGCACAGAGTATTAATAGTTTTTATCGTGGTATGTGTTCTCATATTGGTTTATTTAACAGAAAATAACGAAAATATTTCGTATTTCCAACAAAAAACCTGGCTTTTTTAGGGCCAGGCTTAGGAACTATAATACTGAGACTATAGCGGGGCATTATTTTTACGATTCAGTTTCTTCAGCTGCTGTCTCTTCTGGTGTTGGTGCTTCTTCTGCTGTTTCAGGCTTTTCGCCTGCTACTGTTTCTTCTCCTTCTGCACCTTCTGTTTCAATTGGATTACCCATTGAAAGTAATCTAGCAATTGCATTTGTAGCTCTTTCTCTTTCACCTATAGTTTGTAAGTAAAATTTCTTGCCTGCTACAGATGCTTCATAAGCCTTACCTAAAAAGGTTAGAGTGAAGTATTGACCGTTATGTAAAACAATTTTAAAGGTAGTTGGCTTAGGAGCTACAATATAAATACCTGTAACATAGTCTTTAAACGCTGGAGTCATTAACATCTCCAAGGTCTTTTGCAGAGTTGGATACTTAGTTAACAAGAAGTTAATTGGGTCGTCTTCAAAAGACTGTACATTAGGTTCCATTCTCTCAACTTCCCTGAGTATTAATTTTTTTATAATGTCTCTGTTTGTCATATTATGATAATAATGCGTGATATTCTTTGAAATGTTTAATACGATCTGGTAATCCTATTGTTCCTCCATTTACTCTTTTAGTAACTTTAGTTACAACTAAATCAGAAGCTCCTTCATCGGCCATTATATGCAATTTGTTCTTATTAAAGAACCAAGCTGCTGATAATAATGCATATTTTTCTGCAACCCATTGTGGATTAGCAGTAAGATCTTCATTAATTGCTTTACCAAATGCTGTGTAATTATCCTTACCGGTTAATTGAATATAACCACGGCCACAGTACTTAGCTCCATCACCTGTTGATTCAGCGCCGTTGCCCATCCTGTTACCGTAAACCAAGTTAGCAATTTTTTCAGGCTTTCTTTCATATTCTTTTGCTTTTACTTCTGTTGGAAAATATTTTTTAAATATACCTTGAAGACCTTTAGCAGAATAATTTAAATTTTCTTTCGTTAATCTAAATCCACCTGATTCATGTCCACATTGTGCAAGGAAATGAGCAAGACGCAAAGGAGTATTGATTTCGAACTTCTGCATTACGCCAGGAATTTGTTCAATTACCTTATCAGGTATATGTCCTTTTAATTTATCTAAGTTCATAGGTTTTATCTTTTGATATTCTTCCACATTGCTGCTGCTGCGATCTTTTGTCCCTTCTCACCGCCGCCTGCTGCTTGTGCTACTTTCTCAAAACCTTTTCCTTTCTTACCAATATCTTTACCTGCTTGTGCTTTTTTAACTACAGCAGACTTTTTTTCTTTACTTAATCCTGCAGATGGTTTCTTAGCTTCATATACATTATCTTCCATCTCATAATCATATCCAACCTCTCCAATAAACTCGTGTAATTCTTCTAATGCTCTTAAAATCCCTACTTTATCTTGAGTTGGAATATTTGAATTAGTTGAAATATTATTCATTAAATTATCTACTGCATTATCGGCTCTTTGAATTTTCTTCATATCAATACTTTCATTCATAGTACTGAAGCCTGGTCCTGGCTGTTGCATCTCTGTAGACTTTCCTGCCATATATTCTGCTATTGAATGTAAATAATCAGAAGCAAGTGTAATATAAGAAGAAACCCATCCAGGTAGATTATCGTTTTGACCCATCATATTTTGAATTTTAGATGCGTTTGAAATAGCATCTTTAAGTTCACTTTGAGCCATTGAACCTTCATGATCTTGTCCGTGATTCCAATCACGTCCACAATCTTCACATTCTGGTAGTAAGTTTTTTAATTTTATCATTTTAACAATGGTAGTTTAGATATCTTTGTAATGCTTTTGCGTAATGTGTACCTTTATTTTTTAGTTTTCCTTTTGCAGATTTTACTCGACTGCAAGAAAGTTTACCTAATCTATTCTTTAAGATACCAGGTTTAACTGGATCATCAATTCCTTCTTTTAATTCAGTTACTATGTTAGCTAACTTTATCATTTTGTCTTCCCCCAAGTTTTACCTTTACCTGATCTACTGCATTGAGAAGGTGTTGGACGGCAAGAAGGATACTTTGCTCTCGTTTCACCTTTTTGTCTACCACAAGACTTACATTTCTTTTTACCGTCAACTTCACGACACGTATTACAATCCACCCATCCCTTTGCGCTTCCTGTGCCTCCTTTTCTAGAAAACCATTTATGTAATGATTCTTTCTCTTCTACTAAATCCTCTTCTTTTAATCCTTTCCAAATCTCCCCTCTCCTACATCTTACAATTGCACCAGAGCGGTATGCAGAAGGTTTGTCGTACTTACGACGTGCAATTCTAAGACAACGATCGTCTTTTCCTTCTATTATTTCAAGTAATATGTCAATTAACTTTACCATGCTCTACAACTCCAATATCTTGCTTTATCTCTTGGACCAGGATTACTACAGTTATGTCTAGCTCTAAAACTCTTCCTACGGGCAGGAATTGATTTTTTTATTCTCATGTTAGGATCACCGAAGTTTACCTTAACGACATTTCCTTTAGCATTTTTAACATATACCGATCTCTTCTTTGGTCCACCTGGTGTTAAAAAAGGTTTACCTAAGCTAACTTTACGGCCTTGGTATTCAGCTTCTTCTAACTTATTATAATTTTCCATGATATACTCTGCCAAACACATTGGACAGTATTCATTTATTTCATCTACTTCGTCTAGTTTATTTCCTGCAGCAACTGCTTTTTTGTAAGCTTCTGACCCTTTACGTGCTCCTTTTTCACCGCGAGCTCTTTTAGCATTAATGTTTGCCCAAAGACCTTCTAGGGTAGTTTCTTCGTGATCTGCTCTCACTTGATGAAACTCTATAGGTCCGTCATCATCTATAGTATGCATTTCGTTAGTTCTTCTACTGCAGTGACTTTTCCCTGTTAAAAAAGGTTTAGGGCACGATGTTCCTTTAACGTGAACATGTCCACATTTACCGCAGCATGTACCTTTTGCCTCTACCATTACTTTAAGTTTATAAGTTTATACTTAGTAGTTTGAATCAATTTAACAACAGTATCTACTTCGTTCTGAATGTAAGAGTCTTGTGGAATCTTAGTTCTAATAGTTTCTACATACATTGCTAAAGCTTCAAAGTAATTTACAAATTGCCCGTCTTCTTTAAAGGTAGCAGGTGAAGTATAGCCTCTTTGTATACCGTATTTACCTTGAAAACTTTCTACTATACCGTCGACTAAATCAACGATTTCATCGTAGTAAGTTCCTAATGCTCTATGGGCGGCATCTGAACCTATTCCTTGGACTTGCCAATGAAAGATATGAGCTTGAGTTCTAGAAGCTAATAGAGTTGATATTAATTGTGCAAATTCGTTCATTATTTCATCGGATTTTGAGGTAGTTCTTTCTTAGTTACTTTAACAGTCTTATGTTTGTCACGTAAACCTTTTATTACTCCCATCTTTCTTTCAGCTAATTCGTGATGACCTTCAGATAATTCCGGATTGTTAGTAGCTTCTTTCATGTGAGAATTAATTTCTTTCTGCAATCTAGCGATATGCTTATCGATTTCACCTAAAACATGGTCTTTCTTCTTTTCTATTTTGTGCAATTGCTTATGAAGCTCGTTAATAGCTGCTTCAGCTACTAAATTTGCTTCTTCTTTATCGTGGTAAACACCATGAACGCTGTTTGGTTCAAATTGACCAATACCGAAAGCGTGCGTATCATGGACTAAATCTTCTGTAGAATGATTAGGAGATGGCTTTAATACTACGAAAATCTTACCGACTTTATCGTCGCATCCTGGATGATCCCAAGATGGCTCTTGATCCATAATCGGCATTTCCATATTAGGACTTTGTTGCATCATAGAATCTTGTTGAGGCATCATGTTTTCCTTGATGCTTTTTTTGGTTTTAACCTTCTTCTGAATTTGTGACATCTTTTTCTGTATTTTCTCCTTTATAAATATCTCGTTTCTTTAGTTCAGCGATCTCCTCTTTTACCTGTTTGTATATACTTCCTTTACTGCCGCCTGCCCACTTTTCCACCTCGCCAGACTCCGAGACAAAGCTATCTTTTTCGGTAACCCATTGCTCTAGAGCTTGTTCTAAATCATCGAGTTCTGCATTTTTATTGCGATTCATAATATTTGCAGAATACTCTCCCCACTTGCCTTGACGTTTAATTTCAGATTCCATTTTAATAACGCAGTCAAAACACATTTGATGAATAGCCCACATCTTCTTATTATACTCGTTTACTTTCATTAAATTACCGCATTTTGGACAAGATAAAGGTAAAACTACTAGTTTTTTAATTTCGTCGAGTTTGGTTACGGTTTGTTTGATACCTTTTAGAATGGTCCATTTCTTACCGTTTTCCTCCCAAACATCTCCTTCTGTATGTGTTTGTGTATTTTTATCCCAACCTGCTTGAATTTGGGTTCTATCGCCAGTCTGGCCGGTGAGTATATTTCTCATCCGTTGTACATCACGAGGTACAAACTCCTTTTTGAGGGTGTTTTCTTGCATAACAATTGTTTATTTCTTTATCACTCTAAATGTATCGCCAGTAGTCATTAAACTATAATCTGACGGTAAATTTTTCTTTAAGTAAGCTGCATATATTCTACCTCTTCTACTATCATCATCTCCTCCAGTCTTTATTGGTCTAAAATACATTCCTTCTGGATGCACTCTTTGAATGAAATCTTTTGTAATTTCTACAACGGTAGATAATACTCTTAACATTACTCCTTCGTTAGTATCTAAACTAGAATGCTCAACGGTATTAAAAGATAGCTCATACATACCGTCTTCTAGGTTAGCTATACCTACAGCGTACTTGTGTTTGTCAGTATTAAAAAGATAGAAGTAATTACCGTCTGCGTCTTCTTCATCGAAACGCCAATCAAAAGGTTTTGTTCCTTCTCCAATTTCAGTCAAAGTATAATCTTGATCTGTTACTTTAATATCTTCAGGAGCAACTATAATTGCTTTAGTATTTTTAATGTCTAAAGCTTTCATAGCAAAGTACCTATGATGACCATCTAGTATTTGGTACCTATCTCCTAGCTTTCGAACTACTATAGGAGACAGCGTTTCACCGTCCTTCAAAGCTTTCATAAGACTTTTTAAAGTCTTTCTAGATTCAGGGCTTTTCATTTTAGCAGCTGGTTCATTTAAAATCAAACTGTCTAAGGGTAAGATAGTAGTAGGCGCTGTTTCTAATTCTCCTTCCGGATCGTCGATATCTACTCCTTGCTGTTTAGGGTAGACTGTAATTTTTAATTCGTTTAGTTGATTATCTAAATCGTAAATAGCTACATTCTTTTTACCGTACTCTCTCATAATAATACCCGCCATTGCATTAGCATCATTCTCTATCTCTGTACCAGTATTACCTGCTTCATCATAGATCATATCTAATTCATTTTGTCTGTGATGACATAATTCATGAGCAAGACTGCGGCAAATATCTGCTAAATTTCTACCGGTTACAAATACTTTTACAGCATTAGTCTGAGGATTATATTCGCCATAAGATCTATTCTGTTCAACAAAAGCTTTATCTTTAATCAAAGAAATTTTAGGAAGAGTTTGAATGTTCAACTCCTTTTTACAAAAAGTAAGAAAATCTTTTAATATACTAGGCTTGTTTTGGGGCATTTCCTTTTACTTTAGTAGCTAACATTTTAAATATTTTTGGTGCGGCTCCCTTATTGAAAGCAGCTTCGGGTATAGCCTCTACAAAAGCTTCGTAGTCTCCATCTGCTAAAATATTTCTAACATGAGGAGCGGTAATTATACCTGCTTTTTCATGTACTGGTATTGTTTTAACTCTATCACCAAACTGTTCTTGTAGAGATTTACCATATGCTAGGTCGTCTATTTCGTCATCTCCTACTGCTACATAAACAGGATCCACGGTTGGATTTTTCTTTAAGTAATCTATAATAGTTATTATTGGAGATTCAGCAGTAGATATTCTAACTGATAGTTTAGGATTAGGCTCGGCTTGTAAATAAGTATTCCAAATTATAAGAGAATCTTCAGGTGTAATACCGTCGATTGTTTTCTTACTTATAATAATATATACCATTTTTACATAGTCTCTACTAGCCAATTCTGTAGCGGCTTGGTAATGTCCTTTGTGCGGTGGTTTGAATTTACCTGGATAAAAGCAGGGACCTGGTTCATTTATAATGGCTTCGGCAATTCTCTGACCGATTAATATAGGGTTGATCATACAGTTATAAATATCTACCCGAGAAGTAACTTAGGCTTTGCAGCTTCAACTTCTTTTACAAGTTCTTTCATATACTTTAAAGCCTCTTCTACTCTCTCTGTGACTGCTACGGATTCTTCTTTTGTTAAATGTAGTCTATAGATAAACATTCTATAGTCTTCTTGAACTCTAGGGTCGTAACTAATGAAATCACACCAGTCTACTTCAGCGCAAATCATATTAGAAATACATTGATAATAATAAGCCGGTGCTACCTTTTTAAACTTCTCTGGAGAGTTAATCATTCCATGTTTAAAGTGATTGGCAGATTTAAAAGGGCATTTAACTTCAATAATACCTTCAGGTAATAAGAGTCCATCAGGAGATCCTCCGTAATAATTTCCTACCGGAATAAAAGAAGCTTTCTCTACCTTTGATTTTGTTAATTTTTCGTAATGTTCAATAGCTACAGGCTCTAAATCAGTTCCCCAGTTTAAAGCAGCTCCCATGGCCGGCTCTGTAACTCCTCCATATAACTCACAAACCTTTTCAAGTAGATAAGTCTTAGCAGTTTCGCTAAAATTATCCTTTCCCATTATTTTATAGATTTCTGAACTTGTAATTCTACCTTTTCTCATCTCAAACCATTCTTCCGAACGTTGTTCTATGATCATAAATTCATTTTTTTTAATAACAACTCACTGAATGTAAGTTGCTTTGCTGTATGCAAATATTTTGTCATGTTTTCAAAACCTATTTCGGAGGGATCCTTCCCGTTTAGTTCAATTAAGTAAACATCCTTACCGAGATTAATCAATTGCTGTGCATATTTGATAGAAGACTTAAAAGCATCGTTATCTAAAGCTAGGTAAACAGTTTTAACTTCACTATGTACAAGCTTCATCATTAGAGCCTCAGGAATAGTCTTACCGAATAGCGGTATTGCATTTCGTCTTAAGGCAATTC